AGACGATAAAAAGTTAAAAGAATACTACGAGAGCGTATTCGAGGAGCTGTCTAAATGAAAACCTCTATTTTGGAACCAAACACGGAACGCAAGACAAAAAAGATCGTTTTTATAATCTTATTGATTTTGATCGTTTTATTATCGGGTTGCGCGAAGCCCGAAACTATTACGAAAACGATATATAAAGACGTATATATTCCCGTTAGATGCGAGATAGAAATGCCTGTAAAACCTAAATTTAATAGGCTAGATCCCGCAAGCGCTAAAGAATTGGCTATGTATTATCAGCAAATCGAAGCGCTATTAAAAGGCTGTGTTAAAGTATATGGCAATGAACACTAACACGACTATAACCGAGATTTTAGGAATTTATCTATGGGTTTTTATTATAGGATTGGTAGGCGGATTTTTAAATATAGGACAGCGAAGCGACAAGCCGGCAAGTCATAAGGCGATAAATTTGATCATAGGAACGATAAGCTCGATATTTTTTGGGTGGATAAGTTTCGAAGTCGTATTTTTTATATACGCCAGTGAGAAATTAGCCCTTGCAGCTTGCGGATTTTTCGCATGGAAGGGTGCTGATTGGATAAACGTGTTAATAGACAAGGTCATAGACAATAAATTAAATAAGATAAGCGACGAAACAAAGGAGTAGATTTTGAAAACACTTTTTATACACCGTAACAACGAGATAAAAGACGGCACGATCGGGATATTCGAGCTAATGGACGAGCGCAAAAATAAACTATTAGGCGGCTATATCCTTGAGCCTGCAGGTGAGGATACGATAGATTCGGGGCAAGATAAAAGGATCCCGCAAGGCGAGTATGATGCCGAATTTTATAGAAGTCCTAGGTTTAATCGCCGCTTGCCGCTACTTTATAACGATAAAGTAAGTAAGGCGCGAAAAATTTTGATCCATAACGGCAATTTCCCGCAAGACACGCTAGGATGCATTTTGGTGGGTGATAGAAGCGACGATAAGGGCGTTTACAACTCCGTTAAAACGCTTGCTAGGTTGCTTGAGATCATAAACTATGAGAATTTTAAAGTTTCGATAAAAAACCAAATTTAAAAGGAGAAAATATGCCAAGTAAATACGGGATAAACGTCGAGCTATATAACGGCTCGCTGAATCCATACGAGATCAACAACAAACGACCGATCGCGATCGTAGGTGATGATGATAAGATAGAAGCAGGACTTCATATCTTTAGCACCGTCGAAGATGCGCTCAAAGAAGTGCAAAAAGGCACTATCAAAAATGCACTAGACGATTTAAAGGCATGCGGGATACATACGCAAGTCATTCTAAGCGCCTTTAAACCAAGCGCGAATTCCGACAGCGATGCTAAAAAACAAGAAAATCTAAATTCTTGTTTAAAAGCTATTGACGCTCTTAAGAAAGCTGAGAACGAGGTAGCTGCGAAGCCGAAATTTTTATGCGCACCGGAGTATAACGACACTGGCATTTATGAAAAGCTAAAGCAAGTAGCCGAATATTTGCGTGCAGTTTATGCGATCGAGATCGACGCTACTAATGAAACGAGTGCTAAACTCGCCGTAAAAACGCTGCAAACAAAAACCGCGATCATAACGTATCAAAAAGTAACTAGGACGGATAAAGTAGTGCGCCCGCTATCTATGTTTTTGATAGCACTTTACGCAAAAGTCATGGCTGAGACTGAATACGGCTTTTCGCAAACGTTTTCAAATAAAGTAATCGGTGGCATTACTGGCATCGTGGATAATGTAGAGTTTATCCAGGGCGTGGACTGCGAAGCCGACCGACTAAGAAGCGAAGGCATCACGATCGCTTACGTAGACGACGGCATCAGGGCGTGGGGCGGAGAGACTCGAGACGAGGATTTTAGCTCGCTTCATACCTATGTCATCTTTTATACGGCGATCGAGACGATATTCGAAGCTCAAAAACGAGCGATCGATAAGCGTATGCGCGACGTGCTAAAAAACGTAGTCGATAGCCTCGAGGCGTTTTATCGCCGTTTGGTCGCAAATAACGTTGCGGTAGGCTTTGAAGTGACGGTGCCAGCCGAGCTAAACAGTAACGAGACGATAAGCGAGGGCAAAGTCTACATCAAACACAAAGTTCAAGAAATGCCGCTTCTTAAGAACATCACGAATAGAATTTACAGAGTCACCGAGTATTCTCAAGTTTTGATAGAAGAGCTTTAAAAATTTAAAAGGAGTTGAAAATGTCTTTAAAAGCACAAGCGATCACGGGCGGGAATTTATTTATAGCAGGTATCGGACTTATGGGCGAGTTAGTGGATTTCGAGCCGCCAAAGTTCGAACACGAGACGATCGAGGCAAGCGCAGAGATCGGCAAATACGAGATCGTATTACCTACGCTCAAGCCCCTATCAGCTAAATTTACGATAAATAATGTAAGCGCTGTTTATTTTGCACTACTAAACACGAAAATAAAGCAATCCCTATACGTTAAAGCCAACCATACCGACGGCGAGGGAGCAGCTACTCAAGTAGTAGCTACCTTTAGCGGTAATATCAAAGTCCTAGAGCCGCCCAAATTCGAGATGAATAAAGAGGCGAATTTAAGCATCGAAATGAATTGCTATTTTTGCAAATACGACGTGGACAAAAAGCCCGTTTTGATCTATGACGTGGATAATAAAATTTACGCTGTAGATGGTATAGACCTATACGAGTCTATCCGAAAAAATATATCCTAAAGAGTAAGGTAAAGAAAGGAAATTTAAAATGGCACTAAAAAAGATCGAATTACCAAAAAGAACTTTTACTTTTTCGGACGGGCAAGAAGTGGAGCTGCGCGCTCCTACTCTAGCACAACTTCAAAACGTGCAAAAATCTAGCAAAGACGAGATCGAACAAGCTAAAATGCTACTGATTGAGATGAGCGACGGTGAGCTGGATAAAGAGTTTTTAAACGCTCTTCCTATAGGAGAGTGGAGCGATCTATCGAAAAACATAAGCTCATTTTTGGGTATCGACGTAAAAAACTAATGGAGGGGTTTGCTCTTATAGGGCATACCCTGCATTTTACATTAAGCGATATTTTAAGCTTGGAATTTAACGAATTCGTAGAGTATTACGAAATAGCGGTAAAGTTGAATAAGGTGTGATATCGCACCTTAAATTTGTATCTTATCGTATCGCAAGGCGTCTATATAGCTTTTGTGTCTTTTTCTTTCGTCTCTTTGCTTTTTAGCATTTCTTATCGTAAATGTGCAGCCCGCTATAAAAGCTATCGCAAAAAATGGTAAAAGATAGTATGCAAGGACGCTTAACATAAAAAGGCTCGCGCCGCAAAAAACCACTCCTAAAGCGCCTGCTAAGAAAAAAGCTAAAATTCTACCCATAACGGATCCTTTTTAATTTATGGGGCGATTATATCATATTCACTTGTATAAATTCCAATCGGCGTTTCGATACTATTTGAAAGTTTTTAAGGAGCAAGCGGATGGCAAAGAATGCGACTCTGACCTTCGGGATGGATTTAAGCGACTTTAATCGCGCGATGAAGGTTATAAATAAACAAAGTAACGACCTATCCTCACAGCTTGGTAGAGCAATAAAAGCACCTATCGAAGCGTATAAAAACGGGCTAAAAGAGCTAAAGATAAACCCGCTTAATATAGGCGCTAGAGAGCAAGTCGCAAAGCTAGCCGCGGATATCAAAAAAGCGACTACTACGAAACTAAATTTAGATATCTCTAACGCCCGCAAAAATATAGAAGGCCTTAAAACCGATATCATAGCGGCTCTTGGCTCGGTTCTAGTTCTATCAAAACCGATAAGTGCGGCGATCGATTTTGAAAGCTCGATGGCGGACGTCAAAAAGGTAGTGGATTTTGGTGGCGAAAACGATGTAAAAAATTTCTCTAACGATCTTATGAAAATGAGCCGAACGATCCCGTTAAGCGTCAACGAATTGGCTCAAATCACGGCTTCGGGCGGACAGCTTGGCATCGCTAAAGAAAATTTGCTCGATTTTACCTCTACCGCCGCAAAAATGGGTGTAGCTTTTGATATGAGCGCAAAAGAAGCGGGTGATAATATGGCTACGCTTATGAATATTTTCGGTATGGACGTAAAACAAGTAGGGGCCTTGGGCGATACGATAAATCATATCTCTAATAACTCCGCCGCTACCGCAGGCGATATCGTAAATGCTCTAGGCAGGATAGCGGGTAATGCTAAAGACTTCGGTCTTAGCGCCGACGATACAGCTGGACTTGCTAGCTCGTTTATCGCTCTTGGAAAAGCTCCCGAGGTCGCAAGTACAGCGATAAATTCTATGCTAACCGTGCTAAACAATGCCGATAATGCAAGCAAAGAAGTATCGGAAGCGTTTAAACAGATCGGCATCGACGGCAAAGACTTAAAAAGAGCGATCCTTAAAGATCCGCAAAAGGCTCTGACGCAGTTTTTACACACTCTTTCAAAAATTCCAAAAGCGCAAAAAACGGGTATTTTAACGGCGATATTCGGTAAAAATTTCGGTGATGACATATCTCTTGTGACCGGAGCTATCGAAAACTTCGATAAAGCCATGTCTTTAAGCGGTGATAAAGCTAAAGCGGGTTCGATGCAAAGAGAATTCGAAGCAAGGAGTGCGACGACCGCGAACAATATCCAGCTTATGAAAAGTGCATTCAACGAAATAGCCATAAATATCGGAAGCGTATTCTTGCCGGTAATAAATAGCGCGTTAAATGTGATCAGAAAGGTGTCTTACGTCGTTTCGGAATTTACAGCTAAATTTCCCGGGCTTACCAAAGCCGTATTTGGTGCGGTGGTGGCGATAACGGCGCTAAAAGTCGCGTTTTTATCGCATAAGCTCGCGGTAAATGCAGCTATCATAGTAGGCGGAGAATTCAGAAAAGTGCTATCTGTTTTGCCTTTTGAATGCTTAAAAGCGGGTGGGGCGCTAGGCACGTGTTCGTTAAGATTTAAGAATTTAGGCTTTGCGATGGCAAGCGCTAGACTTCAAACCTCGTTATTTTTCGCTACCTTAATAACTAGGATCAAAGCTTTTTCACTAGCCCTAATTACAAGTCCTATCGGGTTATTTTTAACCGCACTTGCCATTGCCGCAGCCCTCGTATATAAATATTGGGATGAGGTAAAGGCGTTTTTCGACGGATTTTTCGAGGGTGTGAAGATGGCGCTAAGACCTTTTATACAAAGCTTTAAAGATGCATGGGAGCATATAAAAGGTGCGCTTAGTCCTATCGTGTCGCTTTTTGAGTGGATAACCTCAGCTGTAGGATCAAGCGCGGGCGAACTCGGAAATTTAAAAAACGAAGGAGTCGATTTCGGTAGGGTTTTCGGCACGGCGATAAGCGCACTTTTATACCCGCTAGAAGCGATAGCTAACATAATCACCGCAATCGGTCTAGTGATAGATATCGTAAAACTCAAAGGATCGGAGTGGATAGAGGCTTTTACTAAAAAGATCGAATGGCTGATGGATAAGGTTTCGATGGTCGTTGACGCCTTTTCCCTCGTAAAAGACGGCGCAAAAGAGGTGCTAGGCATCGGTGACGGTAAAGAAAACAACTGGTATAATCCTTTTAGCTGGT